CAAGCCGAAGAGTTGTTCCGAAACTACGTTCCGCTGTACATGACGGCAGACGAGGAATTGTACTTCCTCGACCTTATAGACGAGGCGAAATATTACGGTTGATAAAGTCGGCGTGTGCCATCTCCGGATCGTGAGTGAACAAGCCTAAACTTGTACTGATGAAAAGGCGTTTTGAAGAAGAGGTGGTCGAGGAGACCACGGTAACGACCGAAGAGTCTACGGAGTCCGCCCCAGACTCCCATGAGCAATTTGTCGCACTACTGACCGAGATGGGGCTATCGGCAGAACAAGCAGAAGCAATCCACCAAATGGCAATGGATTTGATTGAATCCACCGGAGCAGAGTCCTCCGGTGAGGAACAAAAAGTAGAAGCATCCCGCGCACGGCGCGGAGCCTACGGACGCGGTGGCTCTCGCCGCATGGGTCACGGCGGTAGCCGTGGCGGATCACGCCGCATGGGTGGCAGCGCACCTCGTCGTCGGGGAATGAGCGCAGAACGCCGCCCACGCAGAGATTCAGGCTTGCGCCGGGATTTCCGAGCGTCTGGTCGCCCATCGCGTGACCGCATGAACTTCGGTGCGGATCGGATGGAGCGTCAGCTGCGCCGTCAACGCCGTGAAATTCGCGAGTTGCGGAATCAGTTGACCCAACTCGGCGCACAACCTGGTGCAACGCGGTTGAACACCGCACCCCAAACGGAAAAGTCGGCTCCGTCTCAAGTGCCGACCCAAGGTGGTCCGAAAGATCGGGTCATGGCAATGCTCAAGCACACGTTCTGATGAGTTACAACAGCTACCAACTCTCCCGCGCCAAGCGCAGGGAGTTCACAAACCCTGCTATCGACCCGGCGACCACGTATTCGGGTGAGGAAGCAGATTTCTTCATCGCTCCGGCACTCAAGGCGGGCGACACTTTGGCTAACAATTGGGTGACCCAATTGGATGGTCTGTCGAACAAGGCAGTCGTCACCGGAGCCTCCATTGCGGACGACTTGATCCAAGAGGCAACGTGCGATTTCAATGATGGCGATAGCGTCACCGTTGACGAGCGCGTTCTGACTCTCAAGGATTACCAAATCAATGAGCAGTTGTGTCGCGCACGTATGCTTCCAACATGGAACAGTGTCAAAGGCACTCGGAACAGCGACTTCTCCACTCCGGAGTTCCGCAACTTTATTCTGGCGCAAGTCGCAGCGAAGACTGCGGAAGGCGTGGAGAATCAGTTGTGGACGGGTTACGACTACGCTTCGGGCGGTGGAACAAACCCGATCGGTTTCCTTTCGAATGACGGCACATTCGACCGAGCCGGATTCGGTGCAGGAATTTTGGTGTGCGGAGCATTGGCTGGCGATTACAGCGGGGCGGGCAAGACCAACGGCGTGGCAGTCACGCAAATTAATAACACCAATGTCATCGAGGGCATGAACGCGGTGTACTCCTCATGCGCTTCCAAGAAGCCGCAGTTGATGTCCAAGCCGGATTTGGCGTTCTACGTCAACCCCAAGACGTTCAGCCTGTACTTGCAGGCGTTGACGCTTGCAGGCGGAGGCGGCTCGTTCGCGGACGGTCAGGGTTACAACAATCAGGTGACCAACCAAAACATCGGTAACCCCAACTTCTTGGGTCTTCCGATTTACAAGTGTCCAGGTATGCCTAACGATGCAATCGTTTTGGCTTGCACCTCCAACTTGTTTGTTGGCTCCAACCTGCGCACGGACTACACGCAAGTGACCTACGTCCCAATCTACCAATTTGACGGATCAGACAACGTGCGCGTGTCCATGCGTTTCGGACTCGGAATGCAAGTCGGCACACCAGAGGAGGTGTTCGTCGGCAGCACCGCCGCTATTCTCCCTGCTTAATCCCGCGCTATGAGTTGTCAACTATCAGGAGGTTTTTCAATTGACTGCGGTCGGGTTGTCGGTGGACTCCGTTCCATCTTCATCTCGGAAGACGTAGCTGTTGACTACGAAATCAGCACGGGTGGCTTTGCAGCTGCAACGGACAACACAATCACGATTCTCGACAGTGCGGCGACAATCAACTTTTACGAGTTTGCATTGAAGCGCGAGTTGAGTTCGCTGACGATTACGCAACAACACGACAGTGCCAACGGAACGACGATGGTGGAGCAGAGCCTAACGGCGGTGTTCCAGTATCAGAATGCCACGGATCACATCAACTTGGCGAACATCGCCTACGGTCCGCGCACGGTCATTGTCCAAACATCCAACGACATTCTGTACGTCCTCGGCGTAGGCAATGGCATGGAGACGACTACCCTTACCACGGAGACGGGGGCGGGGTACGGAGATTTCAGCGGATCGCGTTTGGAGATGCAGGGTCGGGAGCGGTTGACCTACTTTGGCACACCCGCACCAACGTATCCAACGGCATCCATCATTACAGGTATGACAGGAGCCACGTTGGTAACCTAACGCGGCAAGGCGTTCCTGTTTCACAGGTTTATTTGGTTAAGGAAAGGGGGGTGGCAAAGGTCGCCCCCTTTTTATTTCTATCTGCTTATGATTATTCTGGACACAAATAAAGACACGTTGGTAACCATGCGGTGTGGTGAATATCGCTCAGGTCAAAGTTCGTACTACCCTAACTTTCTGAATTGGTTTGCGAAACATCAGGCGACCGGAGAGGAGAAATACAATGCGTTCCCCTTGCCCTTTTCCACGAGCAACAATCGCTACGTCCAATTTACTTTGCAGACCAGAGACTGGGCTGCGGGGATGTGGTTGTTTGAGTTGCGTCAGGCTGTGGGAGGAACGGCGTTAACGACTATTTTGGCGTGGGCGCAACCCGCAAGTAAGACAGTCGCGAACAGCCCATACGATTACACGAGCGGCGACACGGACACGTATCATATCTATGAGTGACAAGAAGTTTCATTTCAATATGTTTGACTACGCGAACCGGGCGCAACCTGAGTTCGTAGAAATAGCAGACGCGCACCGCCCCTACGTCAAGATGGGCGAGGACAATATGTACCCGCACTACTTGGAGGCGTTGTACACGGGATCAGCCATCCATAGCGCGGTGGTCAAGGGCGTAGCGGACATGATATACGGTCATGGCTTGGGCAGCCCAGAGGAGGACAAGCACGTTGACCAATACCTGAATCTGCAAGCCTTGTTTTCGGACAAGACCTGTTTGCGCCGCCTGTGCTTCGACTACAAGTTGTACGGTCAAGGCTACTTGAATGTCATTTACTCCGCCGACCGCAGCAAGATTGCGGAAGTGCATCACCTCCCGTCCGCGAACTTGCGAGCCGGGCAAGTGAACGATGACGGAGAAGTGGAGGTCTACTATTACTCCGACAATTGGGCGGAGGTGACGCAGGGTCGCAAAGAGCCGCAACCCATTCCGGCATTTGACACCCAAGATCGGACGGCGGCAAGCCAAGTGCTACACATCAAGCAGTACAGTCCAATCAGTCACTACTACGGGGTGTGCGACTACATCGGAAGTCAGCGGTACATAGACCTCGACCGAGAGATTAGCGAGTTCCACTTGGCTAACATCCGCAACGGATTGATGCCAAGCCTCATATTAAATTTCAATAACGGCGTTCCGTCGAGTGAGGAGAGGTCTGACCTGGAAAGGCTGATATACGACAAGTTCGGCGGGGCGACTAACGCCGGGAAGTTCTTGATGACGTTCAACGACTCATCCGAGAACGCACCGACTATCGAGTCGTTCCAACCCACCGATCCACAACAGGTCTATGCGTTCATGTCGAGCGAGGTGGTGACCAAGATTCTGTCTGGACACAGGGTCACCTCTCCGTTGCTGTTTGGCATCCGCGATGAAGGCGGAGGGTTTGGTTCCAACGCGGACGAGATGCGCGATGGGTATGACCTGTTTTACCACACGGTTATTCAGCCCATGCAGGAACACATAGTCCAAAACTTGCGTCCACTGCTTTCGGTCAACAACATCGTCTTGCCAATCGAGTTCAAGAAACTCGTCCCGGCGGCTTTCATGGATAAGAAGGAAGAACCTCGCATGGCTCCGGCGGTGCAGATGAGTTCCGAGAAAAAGATTAGCAAAGGTCAGGGGCAAGTGTGGTTGAATCGCCTCAAGTTCAAAGCGTCTCCGATGCCGGAGGGGTGGATTGAGGTCAAGCGCGAAACCGTGGACGACCACAAGGTGGATCGGCGCATACACGAACGGCAATACTTCTACAACGAGTACGCCAACTTTGAAGAGCCTTCGGAGTGGGGTGACGTAACTGGTCCCGACGGGACGCAATTCGCCCTGCGCTACGAGTACAAACAGACGGACGACACACCGCGCCAATTTGGGTCGCGGGAGTTTTGCGAGGACATGATGCGACTCGCCGATCAAGGCGCAAAGTATCGGTATGAGGACATTCAGGACATGGGCGATGACGGAGTCAATGAAGACTTTGCCGCCGCCGGAGAAGACCGATATTCCATTTGGGAATTTAAGGGGGGGGTTTACTGTAGACATGGGTGGGTTAGGGTCATCTACGCTTCGCAAGCCGACCAGACGCTTTCGCGTGAGGAGTTGGCGGCGGAATGGGATGAGGTGATGAAGCGGGTCGGTGCAAACCCATACGTCCCAGGTGTAGGTATCGAGCGCGAAGCCCCAAATCAAATGCCTAACAGAGCAAGTTTGAAATGAGTCAAGTCTATTTCGTCAGTCCCGGACGAGTAAAGCGGGACACGGCATTGGGGACCACAGTCGATGACAACTTAATCCACCCCTACATTCAGATGGCGCAAGACCGTCACATTTGGAATGCGTTGGGGACACGCTTGTACGACAAGATGAAGGCGGACGTGGTAGCAGGGACTGTCAGTGGAGACTACGCAACCCTGATGGACGACTACATCCAACCATGCTTGACGCAATTCGTGTTCGTCGAGTTGGCGTATGTCATGCGGTTGCGGTTCAGTAACAACGCCGTCACGGTAGCGGATAGTGAGGTGGGAAGCAGCGCAAGCATAGCCGACATCAAGTTGGTCAAAGAGCAAGCGGAGAACATGGGGATGTTCTATCGTGAGCGCATGGTGGACTACCTGTGCGACAAGTCAAACCTGTATCCGGAGTACAGCCAAAACACCGGATCGGACTTGAGTCCGCAGACGGAGAACTATTTTGGCAACTTGAACTTGCAACGCCGTTTGCCATATAGCAACCGATACAAGGCGTACTTGCAAGCCATCGGAGATAAGAGCGGAATCCTATGAGCGTAAGCAAACTAACAGACAGAACAGAACTCAACGCGACTCCTGACACCGCCGATTTGCTCCACGTTGTGGACATCGACGACACGACAGGAAGCGCAGAAGGAACGTCAAAAAAAATCACGGTTCAGAACCTGCTTGCGGCAGCTGCAAGTAGCGGCTCCTCAACGGTCACTGTCCGCAACGGCACTGGCGCGACCATCACGAAGGGCTTGGCGTTGCATATTGACGGCATTACAGGCTCGACCCCAACCGTGGAGTTGGCGGATCAAAGCGCGATTTCTACGATGCCCGGAGTTGGGTTGGCGGCGGAGGACATATTAAACGGAGCAGATGGGGACATGATTATCCTCGGAGTATTGGAGAACGTGGACACCTCGTCGTTCTCCGTGTCAGACTCTTTGTACGTGGGTTCGTCTGG